CATATAAAGTAGGGGTACATCATGAGATTGGGCAATATCGGTATCACCTACCATTTTGTACCATCTACCTCTTACATAGAATTCATCTTGGCCTCCATCGAAGATTACTGAGCCATCATTTCTGATTAAGCCCTGATCTTTTAAATACTTTCGACTAAAGATAACAGCTTCGGTTACTTTATCCAGTGTTCCTGTTAGGGTATCTACCGTAATTTGCCATTGCCTAAAGTAGTTATATGAATAGAGGCCTTTTAGTTCTCGATCTACTTTTTCCAAGGGCACTTCATCTTCTTTCCAACGATCTATACCTTCGAAGCTTCTCCATAGAACCTTATCCTGATAGAAGGTATCGGATTGGTTTTCTTGAATAATCTTTCGGTATTTTTCAAAGAAAGCCGGGGTTATGAGAGAGCCCATTTTTTAGCAGGGTTTAGAAGTCAGGAAAAGGAAGTTTGTTTTATCACCAGGACAGAAAGGTAAAGTTGCATGAAGCCTCTTAGCAATTACGCAGCAATGGTTTTTATATTGTTCTACCATTCCTCGTCCAGCCTCAAAGGCATATCTTAGGTATTGACCTACTGCATCAATGTCTTTCTGTGTATCGGGGTGAAATTCTACTTGTGCAGGCCCAGTTTCTACTCTTTTAATGGCTCCAGTAGCATCGGATGAAGTAGTTGAATTAGAATTTTGTAGGGCCTGGTTTAGGATAATCTTTGCCGATTCATCCATCAGTAAATCTAATCTAGCCAGATCGGCAATTAGATAATTCCATAAAGGGGGCCAGTTAGCCTCAATGTAGGTATTCTCAAGTAGTAAAGGAGGTTCTACTTGTGGTTGTAGATATACTTGCCACTTCTGAATGTTCATTACCAATTGTGCCTGAAACAGGTTATAGAGATACTGACCGAGTTTGCTTTCCAAGATCGTTAAAATCGGCATCGACTGAGTTGGCGTAGTTTGAAAACTAAACCAGTTCGATAGTTGCAGTAGTCCTAAATCTTCTATTAATGCTGTAAGGGTTACAAAGTATATACCTGGACCTGCATAGGTATGCCCGGCTACTCTGTTTGTGGAAGTTTGCCCATCCCCAAAATCCCATACGAAAGAATCAGAAGATAACCCCTCACCAAGAACCCCCCGAAAGGTTATTTCGAGGGGATTTGTTGGGTTAGGTATGATATTGATAGAAAGTTGGGGTAGCATTTTAAGCTGTTTTAAACTCAGAGTTTAAATATTCCTCTCCTACTAAGGCGCTAACAAATTCTCTTAGCTCACCCACTTTAGAAAGTCCAGTTGCCTCTTCGTATTTTTCGGCAGGTACTAGGTTATCATCTGAGTTCTCCAAGAACGACATGATGGCAACTTTATCTGCTTTCTTTAGCCAAGCTCCGAAGGTATTTGCTAAGGCAGCTTCAGCTTTTGCTTTTGCTTCGGCAGCAGCTTTATCTTCTTCGGTAGATTCAACTTGTTCCGTAGCAGCTTCAGCATTTCTACGGCCATAAGTAACATCTTTGAAACCCTTGCTGATTAGTTCTTGAGCTTCTACCTCAGAAAGTTTTCTGAGAGAACCCCCATTAACTAAATCTCGGAAGGTTTTGTTTTTATTCATGCGGCCATCATTCAATTGGATAACCTCGTTTTTTACCAGCTTCAGTCCGAATTTCGGAACTACTGCGATTGTGGCTTTAGGGCCTAGGGTGTAGAAATTCATGGTTGTATTTTAGATTATAGAGTCCTTATAAATAGAAAAAGCCGGAATTACCCGGCTTAGTTCTATCAGATCAAATTTAATTAATCGTTGATGGTTACATTCTCCTGAGCATCCACGTCCATGAAGGCTGGGAATCCATTGCTTGAATAAGCAAGGTCAGCATCCATGATAACTCGGCCGTCTCGGTAAACGATTGCAAAACCTGTTGTAAGAGTTGCATAAGTTGCCTCAGTTTGGTTGGAAACGATTTTCTCAGTTTCTACCAATAGTGGCTGATCATTAAACTTCATGCAGGTTGCAGTTTTATCTACAACAATGATTTGATCTTCTGGTACTCCTCCATGCACATAGAAATCCGATGTGTTAGGTACTGGAGTTTTCAGATTAAGGCTAAGATCAGTTACCCCTTGCTTACGGTCTTTGAATTCTGGCAAATTCAAAATATCGTTAGCAGCTTTTTCACCACCAATCATTTTGGTAGCTGAACGACCAATTCTACCCATGCGAATCCACAAACGAAGCATATCACGGTAAGTGAAACCTGTTGTTGTGTTGTCAACACCGATAACTGGAGCCGATTCAGAACCGTCTGCTTGTTCTCCATTGATTAACATTGTAATCAATAGTGTGTCAAGGCCTTGGTTCAATTTTACGCCCATATCTTGTAAGAAGATTTGAACGATATTTACTGCCACATACTGGCGAACTTCGTAAGGAATTTTGATACCTTTACCCATCTTGCGGACTTCCATCTGCTTCTGGCCGAAAGAAACTCCACCCAATGGGATGGTTTCAGCTTCACCCACATATTCAGGTGTAGCATCACTCATATTCCACCAAGGCAATTTGAATGTGGTTTGTGCTACCGGAGTTTCACCGATAATCATTTCCGACCAAATAGATGGCTTACGAAGACCGAGTCTTAAAGCCTGGCGGATGATCTCAGGAACCAACCATCGGTAATTGCTATCTACATCGGTAGAGGTAAATAGGTTCTCGATTGTGTCCACATTTCCATCTACCCCAATACTTTCAAGGTAGGTTTCCATTGACATTGCGTACTTTTGCTGTACGTATTCGCCCAATGAAATATCTTTTGTGGTCGAGTTTTGCTTACGCAATGCCTCACAATTTTTTACCATGCTTGGTAAATCTTGTAGGAGGGCTTTGTTTTCGTCTTTAACTTGTTTCATAAAGAGTTTAAGGTTTTTGAGAAGAGTTAATGAATAGCCTTAGTTCTTTACTAGAACCCAGATTTCTTCGTCTGCGGCAGCTGCTGTGGTTAGGTTCCAACCTACGCATTTTGCGGCTGAGGCAGCTGCAGCGTATGAGTTCAAATTTACAGTAGCATTAAAGCCTTTGTGTTGAACAGGGCCTGAAACTACTGCTGCTTGTGAAATACCTTTGATAAGGGCATAACCCCTTACTACTACGGTAGTGTTTTCTCCAATTGCTGCATCGTGTAATGCGTACCCTATGCAAAGGTGCTCATCATCATCGGCAGCCAGGGCAACCACTTTTTCTGCGTTATTTAATTTTACCTTCTGCAATTTCTTTATTGCAGCTGCAGCTTCAAACTCGTGAGCCATCTTATGGCTTTCACTTTTGAGTAGTAGCTGTTCTGTTTGTGTACCGAAAGAATCTGGCATGATCTTTTATTTTTGGGTTATACTTCGTTAGAATTTAGAAGAAAAGGTGTTGTTTTTGGAATTAACTCCAAAGACTATCCTTGTTCTCGCTTGCGTTATTACCGAATGAAGACCGTACTTCCTGATCTGACTTAGGAGTAGTTTCTTTTTCCTTGCTTCCTGATTCACTACTTTGTCTTGAGATTTCAGTAGAACCACATTTGTTGCATTTACCTCCGAAGCTGTTCTCAACAATTTCTTGGTAAGGCTTCAAAAGAATACCCAAGGTATCTTTGCTTGAGGTTTTGATGAGGGTTAGAGTGTTCTCATCTACTTTATTTGGCGAAGCCAATTTGTAGATTCTCTCTGCCTCAGCTCTTGCCTCAGTTTCAAATGCTCCCAACTCAGTAACCCGCGTTTCAAGTGCAGGCACTTTGTTAGCAGTTTCTTGAAGTTCGGTAATCTTGGCATCTTTATTTGCCAAGTCGGAAGTAAGGGTAGCTAATTCCTGAGTCTTGGTACTTAGGTCCAATTTCAGGGCTGCAACTTTGCCTAACTCTTCTTTGAGTTTGACTTCCATTTGGTCTTCGCTAAGACCTTCTGTGGCAATAGATAACATTGCACACAGTAAAAGAAATTTATCTTTCATGGTGTTATTATTGGGTTTTGGTTTATTTTCAGGTTGTTCTAGCTTCTCAGAATAGGAAGCAATATCTTTGAATGAGAAAGTATAGAATCCTTTGCTACCGTTGAAGTTTTCAGAGAATGAATCTCGGTTATGGGCAAGCAATGGGTTAACGATCTTATCTCCATCCATCTTTTGTGCAAATGGGTCAGCACCGTGAGGTACAAAAGACATTTCATAATAGCGTTTGATCTTTGTAGCCATCCTACGTATCAATACCCCATTTTCATCAAAGGTTCCGGTTTTGCTTCGGAACTCATTGAATTCCATATCAGGGTGTGATTGTTTCCAGGCAAATTCTACGGTTACTGATGAAGAATGTATTGAGGGTGGTTTCATCATTACGGCCCTTGCTACCTTAGGGTTTGATTTACCATCAAGCTTGATTCTTACATTTAAACCTCCCGGTATCTCAATGTCGCTGTTTTTAACCTTGTAAGAATCTTGCCATTCGCCCTCAACAATTGCTCCCAGTTCATTACCTACCATCATTTCATGGTTAGGGTAAATAGATAAGCCTAAAAGCATGGGTAAAGATTCTTTTAGTACTGCTCCCTCATCGGTTGAAAAGTCTACTGGGTCCCAATCTTTTCTTACAACTACCATTGATAAAGCCCTAAATACTGGATAAACAAATCCATCAGGGTCTCCCTCAGGGTCTAAATCCTGCTTAGATACCTCAGGATAGTAGTTTGAAAAATTGGGTGATGCTGTGTCAAAAAGGCCAAATGAATGAGTGTTAGCTCCATTTTCGGCCATAGATTTTGAGAGTTCTCTCAAAGGAAATAATTCCCCATTCTTGTTTCTTGGAGAAGCTAGGATTAGGTTTCTCTCTAAACCAAGGGTTATGGTATCGGTGTATTCTTTCATTGTTAGTTATTTTTCGTACCTTTATCTTTCTGAGATTTTTCTCCCGGCCTATTCTTCTTTCTGTTGCTTCTATCAGAAGCATCTTTGCCATCTTCTCGTTTCTTGGATTTTTGGGCAGCAGCTGCTGGGTCAGTCATAACTCTTGGCTCTAGCCTATTAGGTTTTTCTTCACCGAGCTCGTCTGCTACTTGATTGTTGTCCCAAATTCCTTGGTTATACATAGCAATAGAGTTACGAATTCTAATCTCTCGGGCCTGCTGGTATTTAAGATCATCGTTTAGGGTTGAAGCATTGAATTGTACTTCTAGGGTTTCAAAAGAAAACCCGGCCATTACTAATTCAAGTTTGAAACCATACTCAAGGAATTCCTTTACACAGTTCTGTACGTTCTTGAGTTCAGATAGGAGCTTATTGAATACCACGGTTATGTGTCCCTCTGAGGTAGCATAAGGTCTACCTAGCATGGTAGAATCAATCTTCATACCCGACATAAGAAGCAATTCATTCTGAATAAAAAGCTCAGCACCTCCTGAGGTAGCTTTTGTAGGGGTATGAAATTCAAATTCTATGTCGTCCTTGAAACCTACTGAGATTCCATCTTTTAGGCCTCGGGATAATCTTTTGGCAGTTTCTTGAAGCAAACCTTCCATTCGGCCCTTATATGCGCTATCGCTTTCATCCGGCTTCTTATCTTCTTTATCTAATAAGGCTTGCATGAAACCAATTATACCGAGCTGCTTAACGATGGTTTTAATATTGGTTAGCATATCTTTCTGTACCTCTAAAGGTTCAATTGCTGCCAATAGAGGTGGTATACCGTAAGGTAAATCATCATCACCCATTAACCCATGGTATCGGTAGGTTTTCTTATTCAATAGAATTAGATTACCCTCAGTTATGTAATCTAATGTAGGGTTTTGAGTTCTTTGGTATGGAAACCACTCTCTCTTTTCCTTGTCATAAACCCAATAGATATGTTCGGGTCTAACTAGAATAATCTTTTTAAAGCCTCTTAGGTTATTCTGAGGAACCCATTCTCCCGAGATTGCACCTGCAATATAAATTTGTCGGTATAACCTATTCATAAAACTGGAAATACCCCCATAATCTTGGGTTAACTCCGTAAGACGGTTATTGATATGGGTTCTCATCTTATCAACCATATCAGGCTTTACTTTTGGGTCAAAGCGAATCTTAAACCCAGTATTACCCAATTTAACTAGGGTATCTACAGCCTGAGAAATATCGGGATTTACGAAAGATAACCTTCTAAGAAAAGGTATTTGGTCACGATTGAATTCGGGGGTTACGTAGTTTATATTCTGCTTCAATAGATTGAGTGCAGAGTTATAACCTGTTGAGCTTTCTGATGAAGCCCCCACTGGTAAATTAGGAGGTAGAACTTGCTTTAAGGCTCTTATGGCAATTTCTTCTAAAAGCTCAGTAGGAAATTCAGGCTTTTTATTTTCCTCTACTAATAGAACCTGAGGTTCATCAGGAGCTTTATCTTCGTTAGGCCCAAATAGCCTTTCCCAAAGGGTCAATTTCTTTTCCATTAAATTGGTAAAATTAGGGGTGATTTCTGACGGCTTTTCCGAATTCTATTAGTGATTCCTTTAGCCATGATAGAGTCGTCATTGAATACCACTGAATCTAGTTCATCCTCAGAATCCTTTAGGCTTGATCGGCCTAAGGCTACTGGTTTGTTATTGGCATCATAGATAAAAGTATAGGCTTCTCTTACGAAGTCAGGGTCTTTTATCTGTATGGAGTCGGTACTAATATCTTCTTCGAGCTCTGTTATCAATACCGGCCTTGTTGCACTTGATGTGTAGAATCCCGGTACAGTCTTTTCTTTTGCTTTCTTCTGGCCTTTTTCTTTAACCAGTTGGGTACTGTAGTATAGGTTTTTATAGCCTTCCTCTTGTAATTTTGCAACTACTCCCTCTCCTAAACCAACACCCTCAGGCCCAAGGGTAGCATCATTGAAAGTCTTACCCATTTCTCCGAGTAGATAAGCAAATGGGAATAACCCTATTTTACCTTTATAACTAGCCAATTCTTCTCCACCTGAATTCATAATAGAGAAAGCAGAGTAGTCATTACCTCTACCTGTGGATATATCTGCACCAACAAAACATTTCTCATTGGGTTTAGGGTATCTGTATATTCTGATATTCCCAGTTCCTTGTTTTGGTTTGTATGTCTTAATAGGCCGGTATTCGGGGTCTCCTAGTATCAAATCTTCGATTCCCCTAATATCATCCATGTCAAATACAGTATTACCAGACTGCAAGAAGTCACCGTCGATCTCTTGTGCAGTTTTTCTTGGACCGAGTTCCATACGCATGGCATTGTACCAATCCATATCTCTTTCGGGGTGCATTTGCCAATTAAGTCGAATTGGATTAAAGTTAGAGCCTCCAGCACAGGCTTCTACCCAAGTATTGTGATACCAATTACCCATACCGTATGGAGTTGAATTCACGATTGCAGCCCCTCCAGTAGATAGGGTAGGGAAAGCTGCAGCCCAAATTTTAGAAATCCATCTAACTACTGCAGCCTCATCTATGATAAGCAATGATACTGCCTCAGATCGTCCAGCTTCTTCGGTAGTAGGAATTGAAGTAATAATAGAACCATTTGCAAATTCCATTTCGGTAGCCGTTCCTATCTCATCCCCTTTACCATTAACTACCGGGGTCTTTAAGTAATCCGGTAAATTATTGTACATGAATTTGATCTTCCTAAGAACCTTTTTGGCAACTCGGTCTTTAATGGAGATAATTACAATGTTTTTATGTGGGTGGTACATTGCCAGCCATAAGCAATACATGGAGATCAACTCCGTTATCCCTGCTTGCCTGAACTTTAGTATGATATTGAACCTCTCTTTCAGGAATTGAAATAATACCGATTTCTGATAGGGGTACAGGTTGAAATTTACTTTACCTAACAACGGATGAACTACCATTATGAATTGGGCAAAAAGGAACGGGTCTCTCTTACACTTCACTAAGGTATCAAATTCAGCCGAATTCAATTGTCGGGTAAATAAATCTAGCTTCTTCGCTTTGGCCATAATTTCTCTCGCATACGCGTGTGTGCGCTAAAGGTTTAGATAAAATGGATAGTTCCCCCTATAAATAGGGGGGAACATATCCTTTTTTTGTTGTATAGTTAGAGTATAGAAGAAATCATTACCATAGCCTCTACCAAACTAGGCTGAGGATGAATGTCAGATTTATCTTTTCTTACCGTACTATGTGACCAGAGGCCCGGTAAATTCTTTGTTACCACTAAGCCATTGTATTCAGAGAACTTAGGCTGCACATTTAGTTTGATGTTGAAATCAATCTTCAGCTTGTAAACCAATTTGATCAAGGCCTTAATTTGAGCTTCAGAATACTTCTCATAATGCTCGAACCCCCTAAAATTGGGAGAATACGTTGATACCTGATCTTTAGGTATCTCGATCTTACTATAATTGTTTGGATGAGCAAAATACTTAACACCCACTTTCTTCAAAGGGCCCCAGTTTGCTAATTCAATACCGATTGAACTTTTATCAATGGCATTATTATTACCCTTGATACCCAAGTGAGGGGCCCACATACTGGGGTCAAAACACTCAATGATAGTTCCATCCCGATCAATCAAGTAGGGAGTTCCAATTCTCTCAGGGGTAGTATTCCACCAATTCCAAGAACTTAAAGCTGTACCTCCTGCTGTCCCATGTAGATAGATGGAGGTCTTTTTATGCTTCACAGTATGATACTGACCGTTGGTTAGGTATTTCTTCTGTATTACAGGCAATAGGTCTTTATTCATGTCTATTTAGGTTGAGTAATTTTCAATTGAAGTCTTTGAGCTCCATATAAACCTGCAGCACCTAAAGCCATATTGAACAATCGAGTTTCGTAAAAAGGTTTTCGGTATTTGATCTTCAAGTTATTCATGTTAAACTCGGATAGATACTTATTTCGGTTCTGAAACATAACAGAGGGCTCACTTTTCCGAAAGAAGCCTCTCTTTTTGAGCCCAATTATGATTTCAGAATTATCCCAAATTCTAAGGCTATCTATCCGAGTTCCTTTTAATGTCTGAGCTATACCCAATCGGTAAAATCCTTTTTCTTCAATTACTGTTTGATAAGGTAGTTTAAGGTATAACTCATCTTTATCGGTTTTAAAGACCGCAGTTGAGTCATAGG